GTTCCAGTCAATTCGACGTATTGAGTTACAAATGCATTTTTTAAGTCAGAATTTAACTGCGCAATATCTGTGTGTGCATCCGCAATCCCCTGCTCCATATGATTAAAATTTTCTGCTGACAAAGGTGTATTCCCCTTTACCCATGTTTTCTTTGTATATGCCATTTTCTATTTCTCCTTTCGTTCTAACAACAGTAAATCTGATCTTCGCTATTACTGCAGCAATAGATCATCTGTCCTTTTACAAGCTCTGCCGTTACATATTTTGTTGTTCCATCTAATTGTGTCAATACAAGCGTTGTTCCACTGGCAGAAATTCCTGTAATCGCCTTATTTGCGTCTGTCTGTTTTGCAGCCGTATAACCTAACGCTGTGTTTACGTTTGATGCCGTTATTTCTCCTCTTATTGTTGCACTGGATTTATTTTCAACACTTCCTAATCCTACTTGAGACTTTGTGACTCCGTGAGGATTGTTTTTGTTTCCTGTGTGATTACTCACATAGTTTTTTATTTTATTCCACAGCTTCAAAAGTCCTGTTTCATCTAAATAACTTGCCATCTAATCACCATTCCTTATGTAAGATTTGTATCCATCCATGTGTTCGTGATCGCAGATATTTGGAATTTTTCCCCTAGTGCATCCCACGCTTTTCCGTTCCATGCAACATTCATCCCTGCGGCTCCATAAGATGACGCTGCTACAATATCATAAACATCTCCTGTTGTTTGTCCAGATGTTGGCAATTTATCTTCTGTCGCCACAGACCCTCTATATTTATACACACCAGTAATATCGGATTTTTTTGCGTATGTGCTTGATAAGGTTGCATTTGTTGGAAGATCATCGAGTTTTGCCTTATCTGTGTGGGACATAAGTCCTGGAATGCTAACATCCGCAGTTGGCAATTCTACTGATGTGTGCATAAGGATGTTGGAAGATGTATTATTTCCCAATCCTATAGTCATCTTATGCTTTTCAGGGTTAACACCCAATATTAAATCTAATCGTTTCCAATCACCACTACCACTTAAAAATGCTTCATTATGTCCAGTACTTGGAGCCGGTACTAATCCATGTGTACCAGATGCAGAATCCGTGGCTCCTTTAAAATCACTATAAGTTGTATTGCTGTCCGCACCCCATACCGCTGTTCCTTCTGAACTCCATCTTAGAATCTGCCCAGAGCTACCGCCGGCAGGAATATGCTTGTTTCCTGAACTCGTAGGATGTGCATATTTATTTGCCCCTTCCGCGATTCCTGCGAGCTTTGTTTTTTCTACTGTTGTATAATCATTTGTAGACAATCCTTTGCCATCTGCTTTATCTACTTTTCCTGAGATCATATTCGTTATCTTTGCTACTATCTTCTGCCAGAGATATAAGACACCGTTTTGATCAAGATAATTATTATCTGCCATTGTTTTCTCCTTTAATTTAAGATTCCCTCTAAAACTTCATTTGTGATTGGTTCCAGGTTTAATCCTGGAAGGTTGTACATTTCTGTTCTAACTTCACTTATCTGAGCCTTTAAATTTACAGAATCGTTTACCTGTTTGTCTGTCAATGTACTGATTGTTCTTCCAAGAGTTATTTTATTATTTGTTGGATTCTCAAGATCTAGTTCATATTTACTTACAAGATAGTACGTGCCCACATCTCCGAATGTGCTCATGATTCCATGCTGTGTAGAAATGCAAGGAACAAGATCTCCCAACCTGATAGAATTTATATCTACATCAATCATATGAAGATCCACTGCAGTAAGTTCAATTGTAGTTGCCAGATTGATACACGTTTGCAGATATTTCTTGGCTTCTTCTAATAATGTGTCTGGATCATAAATATCCGAAAAATCAACCTTATCATAAATCCATCCATATAAATTTACCGCTTCTTGGTTATATACATAATCTGTTCCATCATGGCCATTTGCCGCTTTAATATCGACATTTTTATTATCAACAACTGCTCCCAGCGGGATGATTGCTGTTTTAATATCTTCTGCCTTCGAATACTTCTTTAGATCAAGCAGATTCTCTCCAAAACGGATCACTTGATTACTTACTTTCCCATATTGCTTTACGTAGTCAAGATATCTGATTCCGTTTTCATGCCTTACTCGAAGATAGCCGTCGTATTTACCTAAAAAATTAGAACCAAGAAAATCCCATGTCTTTTCATAGTTCGTAGACAATTTTGTAATGGTTACGCTATCTATATCGATTACTCCAATTGTAAAACGCTTTGCTTCTTCTACCTGCGCGTTATGTTCTTCAATCAATCTCTTGAATATTTCAATATTCGTATCTGCCTGACCTATTTCTGTTGTTTCAGTACCATAATCATGCGCACGTTGTACTGAATCTAACAAAAAAGCAAGCTCCCCTTCACAGGAAATCTGTCCAGTGTTTTTGAAGTCTTGTTCGTTTGTCAGACTTCTTCCAGAAAACAATAATTCATCGTCTGCATATACTTCAATCTTAGATTTTAGTTTATTTACGTCATTTACATGAGGATGTGTTGAAAGCATTCCAAAATCAAGATTTCCTGTTTTATTCAGTTCCAATGAGATTTTAGGTGAAAGCACATGATAATCTGGATCACGAATATCATGTAGCACTTTTCCATCACACAATACTCTATACATTTACAAACTACCTCCTCGATAATCAATTGAAATAACGCCAGTTCCTTTGAACGTTAAAATATTATCTCCTTCTGTCAACCAGATGTTAAACACTTTATTTCTGCCTGCGAGAAGTGAATATTCTGTGCCATTGTAACTAACTTTCATTGCTGTACTACATTCAATAACTGGAATGATCCGTTTTCTTCTTCCTGGAATGCATAACTGATACTCTCCATTGACTTTAATACCCTTATATTCTCTTATAATGTCTGTTTCAAAATTGAAGGTATCCCATTCCCAGTCTTCAAGGGATGAATATCTTTCATACTTATACGGATCAACATCTCCTGAAATCACAAGCTTTCCATTTACTCTGTCAGTTTTTTCAACGTCAATTGTGAATCTTCCAATATAATAAAAACTAGGATCTGTATCGAGTATGATCTTCACTCTCTTACCCACAAGATTATTTGCAATTTCAGAAATGCACATTCCCCACTGAAAGAAATCTTCGTCCGGAGTTTCAAACTCTAAAGAGATGTTTCGGTTTTTATACTTCACATCTCCGCCAGTAATCGCTTCTGTGATATCCAGTGTTCCGTCTGCCCCTGGAATATCCTGTTCATAAGTTTTTGGTTCCGGAAAACCAAGAGTAATCGCAGTCCATCCAAGATCCCAATCTCTCAATGTATGTTTTTCTCCAATCATTACTCCTAATGCTCCGCCTGCCATTTTACACACCTCCTCTTGATTTTCTGGTTGCAATCGTATTCAGCTCTGTATCCATATACGGAGCAATCATTCTTGTAATTTCTCGTCCATCTACGATCACTGGAACTTCAATTCGTTCTGGCCCAGTATAAACTACTGATGGCACTCCATCAGATGATTCTGTTTGCACAACCGGCTGCATCCTTGTTGTGATCGTCTGCATCTGCAGGTTAATCGCATCCTGCATCCTTGACTGAATATCTTGAACGTTCAACTTCGCTTTCGCAAATTTCTGCGCCATGTTCTGAGAAATCGTTCCCATTTGTTTATACAGATTTGGCGCTTCTTTTTCATGTCCTTTGATTGCTCCCTGAATATCATAAGAACCAATCTTTGCAAATTCTCGAGATGGGGAATGAATCTTAAGTGTCTTTTTGGCTGTCTTAATAATATTCTGGCAGATTTTCTTCGTGGATTTGCTGAGGTTTCTGGTTTCGCTTTCCATACCTGCAGTTAACCCTTTAGCAATATTAACTCCTGCCTGTTTCATCTCTTTCTGCAGATCATCTGTGACTGTTTTCATTTCAGATTCATAATTCGCTTGAAGTTTTGCGAGATCATCTCCAAAGAAGTTTTCAGAAAATGTTTTGGACATGCTCTGTTGCTGATTCCACTTATTAATGTAAGCCTGCTGTTCAGCTTCTGACATATGCTGAAACCATGCCATATAAGCGTTTCCTGCATCAATATCCATTCCAAGAATCTTTTCCATCATAGATTCAGGAATCTTGTTTTCTAGTAACTTCAAGTTCTTCTGATACTTTTCAATATCCATGATATTCTGATCAAGGTTATAGATATTTCCCCAAGCCTGCTGCTTATCAGTTAAACTATCCATCTTGCTCTTGATGTTGTTATACGCTTCCTGGTATTCATCTGACAGGTCCTGCAACTTTTCCTGGGCAATCTTATTTAATCGATCAGCTTCTTTCTCAAATGCTTCATTGTATGCTGCTGCCGTTTTTTCTCCTGCAATTTTTAATTGCTTTTCTTCTGCAGCATTCTGCTTCTTTAACTTTTTCAGCTGTTTTTTTAATTTTGCTTTTTTCTTTTTATTTTTTGTCTTACTGATCTTATCTTGAAGATTTTTCTCTGCTGTATCGTGCTTTGAAGAAACTTTACTTGTCTGCTGATCAATAATCTCTTGTACTGTTTCTGATGATCTTGACTTGGCTGTGTTGAGTGCTTCGGATATTCCAGATACAAGGTTATTTCCAATATCGGAATAATTTCCTTTTTTCGATGCACTCTTAGCTGCAGATAATGCTTCATTCACAGAAAGCTTCATTTCTGCATTGAGTTCTGTTTGCCCTTCTCTGACACCTTTTGCTACACCTGCTGGAATATTCTTGCCGATCGCATCTTTATATACACGAGATGGAGAATGGATTCCTAAGGCTGTTGCTGTAGCTTCTACCGATGCGTTAGCCATCTCTCCAGAAGCATCTTCCACATCCTTCGTATACTTTCTGATACCTGCTGCCATTCCTAACGGCATCCATTTTCCTACGTCACTTTCCATGACACGAGATGGCGAATGAATCTTACCTTCTGCTTTTGCGGCTGCAACTGCTGCTCTCACTGCTTCTCTTGCGGCTGCTGATACAGCACCGGAATTTGATCTGATACCAGATGCTAATCCAAGAGATAAATTACCACCAACAGATACAAAAGAAGATTTCTGTGCACTTGCTCCGGAAGAACCTGCTTTAGATACTTTTGAACCGGCTGATTTTGCTGTTCCAGACTTCGATGTAATCCCTTTGGAAAATTCCGATGTCATCTTTCCGCCGGCTGTTTTTGCTTTTCCTGAACCGGAAGCAAGCCCTGTTGCGGTTGTTTTGCTTATTTTATCTGCGGCTGATTTTGCTTTACCAGATCCTTTTGAAAAAGAAGATAAATAACTATTAAACGATTGAACTCCGGCACTTGAATTATTCGTAGCAGTAATCTTACTTGCTTTTTTGATTGCTGTGCTATTTTTCTTAACTGTAGTAGCTGCTTTTCCTGTTTTGGTTGCAATAGCATCAAACGAGCTTGCTGCAGCTGAATTATCTACCTTGCCGATTTTTAAACTGTTTTTTATCTTTGTTGCCTGGCTTTTTGTCTTTTGCGCTGTACTATCAATAGCTTTTGTAAGACCAAATGCATTCTGATCTCCGGATAAGTCTATCTTTGTTAGTTCTTTGATTGCATCTTGAACTGGCGTCTTTCCTTGTGCAACTTTCGTTGCAAGTTCTGTTGGAATCTTAGACCCATCAATTCCTGCTTTTGTTATTGCTTCCTGGAAAGAAATCATACGACTTAATGCGGCTGCTGCTTCCCTTGGCTTTCCACTACCAGATGTGATTGCATTTGCTAAATAGTCCGGTACCTGTATACCACCTTGCTGTGCCTTAGCTTTCAGATCTTCGAACGTGACAAGATTTTTTACTGCCTGCACAGACGTAGGAACCGCATATTGTCCAGAACTAATTCCCTGTGCCACACTATCAGGAACTTTAACACCTGCATCCTTTGCTTTTTGAATCAGATCAGTCCAATTGATCGCATTCTGCATCTGTTTTGCAGCACTCTTAAATGATATGGATCCATCAGAAATTCCTTTTGACAGATACTGTGGAATTTTCATTCCCTGTTCCTGCATCTTGGCCAACTGATCGGAATTAACCAGATTATCTAATTTGATCAAGCTCTTTAATTCTTTTCCGGATGTTGGATTTGCATAAACACCTTGTTTAATTCCCTCTCCAACTGATTTCGGGATATCGCTCGCTTTAATCTTTGCCTGTTTGGCCAGATCATCTAAGGATTTCAGATACTCTGTATAATTTGTCTGAGCCGTATATTTATCTGTGTATGCGGTCAGTTCTTTTTGTGCTGCATTTAAATTTTTATTACTTTTTTCGACAGCACTATTGGCTTCCATCATTGCATCATAGTATTTTGTCAGATCATTAGAAGCTTTCTTATACTCATCACTGCTTGTTGTTATCTTTCCTTGGTTTACCTTTGCGGTAACCTGATTCATTTTTTCAACAGCGGCATTATATTTGTTTGTTGCTTCTGTCTTTTTCTTAATAGCATTTTCATTTTCAATGTCAGCTTTGGCTACTTTGGATGCGGCACTTTCCATCCCTTTTTGGTAAGCCTTAGCCATTGCCTGTTCTTTTAGCGCTGCAATATTCTTTTTGATCGCAGAAGTGGACTTATTTAGCTTATCTGCTTCTTTGTCATACTCAAGATTCAATCCAGGTAATAATTCGTTTAACTGCTTAACAACACTCGCGATCTGTGCTTTTGTTCCGGCGCTTTTATGCTCAACATTCATCAGTTTTGTTAATCTCTGATACAGCTGATCTGCCTGAACACCATTTGCACGTGTAGAATCCACATTTTTCTGATTTTCTTTATGTAAGCTCTTGATCGATGCCGCCATCTCTTCTTGTTTCTTTTTGAGTTTTGTGCAAGAAGAATAGTATCGATCTGCTTCTGTAACTGCTTTTTTCTGTGTCAGTGTGTATGCTGCGACTCCTGCTACTAAAGCACCTACTGCAACAACTCCTAAACCTACTGGACCGCCAAGTGCTGTACACGCCGCATTAAAAGTTCCTGTTGCTGCTGTTGCAAGAGAAATCTTACCTGTAAAGATTCCAACGACTGTCTGCAGTGCAGTCAAACCACCCTGTTGTGCCACTAAGGTGATTGCATTTGCCTGCTCCATTGTTTTTAAGGCACTAAAAGCTGTAGTTAATGCTGTAACTCCTTTAGATGCAGTGTTGAAAACTTTAACTCCGGCCCAGGCCCCCATGAATGATGTCGCAAGCGGAATAACTGCGCCCATGTTGTCCCCAAGCAGTTTTGTAGAAGCGGCCAATACTTTTACTCCACCTTTGCCGGCTACCATAGCCACTTTTCCAAGATTTTCAACAGTATTTATCGCTTCCTTCGGAACAATCTCTTTTATTCCACCTTTTTTCAATTTGTTAGATAAAATCCTTAACTGTGCTGTTCCAACACCGACAGCCTTTGTTAGCGGCGTTTTGATATCTTCATAAATGCCGATTCCAACAGACTCTGCTACTGATCCGAGGTCGTACAATGCTCCTTGCAGATTGTTGTTCATAACATCGGCCTGTTTCTTTGCTGCGCCAGAAGAATTATCAATCGCCTTTTGTAATTTGTTGAAATCAGAATCAGATGCATTAACGATTGCCAACAGACCTGACATCGCTTCCTGTCCTGCGATGCTTGAAGCATAAGAAGCTTTCTGACTTTCTGTTAATCCAGAAAATTTTTCTCTCAATTCTGCCATCGTTTCACGAAGTGGCTTCATGGATCCATCAGCTTTGGTTGTACTGATACCAAGTGCATTTAATGCTGTAGCTGCATCTTTCGGAGGTTTGACAAGTCGCGTAATGATAGATCTCAGAGATGTACCTGCTTGACTTCCTTTGATTCCGGCATTCGCCATCAGTCCAATTGCTGTAGCTGTATCTTCGATACTATATTTCATGGATCCGGCCAATGGTGCAACATACTTAAAGGTTTCTCCCATCATTGCAACATTGGTGTTAGAACTACTCGATGCTTTCGCTAGTACATCAGCAAAATGTCCAGAGTCCTTTGCTTTCAATCCAAAGGCGGTCATTGAGTCTGTCACAATGTCGGATACTGTTCCAAGGTCTTCTCCAGAAGCTGCAGCTAAGTTCATAACTCCAGACAATCCGGAAACCATCTGATTTGTTTTCCATCCTGCCATAGCCATGTACTTAAGTGCTGTAGCGGATTCCGTAGCAGAAAACTTTGTTGTAGCTCCCATCTGCTTTGCTTTTGCAGATAGCTTTTCCAGGTCTTTTCCAGATGCTCCGGAAATTGCCTGGACCTCACTCATTCCTGCTTCAAAAGACTTACCTACATCAATTGTCTTCTTTGCGGCCACCACAGATGCAACTCCAATTACTGCTGCAGATTTTTTCATTAGTCCAGCCATCTTTGATGTTGCGCTCTCTGTACTTGCTACTGTACTCTGATTAGATTCTTCCCAAGACTTTTTTGCACCATCTGCACTTTCTTTTGCAGTATCCTTTACCTTTTTATGAGACTGCTGCATCTTCGTAGATGCGGATTCTGTTCCTTTTGCTGCAGTATCAGCTCCTTGCTTTGCTGCCTGTCCTGCTTTCGATGCTGAATCCTTTGCGCTCTTTTCTACTTGTTTTCCAGTTTTCTCTGCTGACTTAGCAACTTCTTCTACACTCTTTTGCACCTGATCAGAAGCTTTATCTATCTCCTGTGCTGTACTCTTAGAAGAAGATTCAACCTCTTTCTTAAAATCATTTAATCCTTTTTCTGCACCAGAATTATCCAGTTTGGTTTCTATTGTAACTGTACCATCTGCCATGTTTCCACCTCGTCAAATAACTAAAAATTTAAAGTTTCTAAGCTATTTGACGTCCTGGGTGCTCAACCTGCAGATCCAAGCTCTCGCCTGTTCGCTTCTCTTATCACAATATTCCTGACAGATCACCGCCATTTAGCAGTATCTGTGTTATCTCATCCTGTCTCTTTTTCTCTTCTTTGCTTATCTCATCTGGAAGTGCATAGATCTTTTGCATCTCCCTGATCCTTTTTCTTTGCTCTTTATCAAAATTCTTTAACTCTGCCCCACGATATCCGATAATCTCGCAAATCTTACAATCATCATGAAGGGCACTGAATAGCGACATAAATTTCCACCAGTGCAAAAAATCAACCTCGAACAGATCAATCTTATAATCCTGCATAAACCCTGCATTGATATAATCAAAATCATATTCAAAGCTGATCACTTTTTTCTTTGCTTTCGCCTTTGTTTGTTCGTCTTCCTTACCACAGGAATAAAACCACAGCATCTTTTCCATTGCTTCTTCCAGATCATCAGGAATATTATCTTCGTAAAAAAGTTTTAGTGCATCATAATATTTTGCATTTGCGATCGCATCTTTTTCTTCAATATCGATTTCTTTCATCATTTCTTCTGCAAACTTCTTTTGATCATCTGTAACTTCTTTTCCAAAGATAATCCCTTCAACATTCATGATCGTTCGGAAATCAGCATCGATCTTATATGTTTTACTCCCGATATCCACTGACACCGGGAGTTCTCTTCTAATCATTCAACTCCTAACATCTTAGACAGTTCATTGACTCTCTTTTCATGATCTGCTAACTGTGAATCTCTGATAGAATAAAGCTTCTTAACTGCTTTCGTTCTTTCTGTCAGATCATGTTTAGCAGTAAAGATTTTATCTGCAGAACCTTCTCCGAATACTGCATCAAAAAACCTACTCATGATTTCTGACTCGTTTGCAACGCCTTCTGGACCCATCATTCCATCTTTTACATTCTTTTCTTCGTACTCTCCAAGTTCCTTCCACATCTCTTTGCTTGCATCATTAAACTTCTTCATCATATCTGCATCCAGAAAATTAAATGCAAGCTTCTCTCCATTCCAAATAAACATATATCTTACTCCTTAATTCTAATTCCAAGCTTCGCTTCGCTTTCGTTTACTCCGTTGCTGAATCCGGTGTAAATGTCTTTGTCTTTGTATCAAATTTACCCATAACAGGATCTCCTTTGTCGTGAAGTGTTCCCTCAACCTGTAATTCTCCGTCATTATCAGAGAAACTTGAAATTTCAGCAGCTACGGTAAACATACGTGCTTTGAATACTGTCCCAGTGGTATCTCCCTCTACTTTTTCATCCAGATCAACGCGAACAAATTCACGTTCTGCATCTGCTCCTGTTTTTCTCTCTTTGCCAATACTGACCAGATCTTTAATGACCTTTTCACTTGGAATCTGATCGGCTGTAAATCCGTGTTCACCTTCATAACTTGTAATGCTTGATGTGGATGATTTATCATTGATATATTTTTTACTTGTTGTCTGTGCTCCTGGATCTTCATTTAACTCTGTAAAACCAGTTCCCATAAGTTCGAAGTTTTCTCCTACTTTTAAGTAAGAAGCTTCCTGATAACGCTGTTTTACTGTTTTACTTGCTGTTTCTGCCATTTTATATTCCTCCTAATTTTTGATAATAAATTAACTGACACTGAATCTGGTATTGTGCTTTTGTTGCATCTGCGTTAAACACGTAGCCATTTGTCAGTGCCTGTATTTTAATTGCTCTTTTTCCTTTATCCATTTCCGGAAGTTCGTTATTGACCGTACATCGTTCCAACCAGTCTGAGAAATCTTCGTAAAACTCCGCCACATCGATATTCTCTGCAACGTCTGCCCCGAAGTACTCTCTACTTGCTAAGACAAAATTAAAACGGCGTTCTGTGTCGCCGTTAATATATCGTTTTTTAATTGGCTGAGACGTTACAGATGCTTCAATCGCATAACTTTTTGTATCTTCCGGAAGATGTTCCACGCCAACCAGATCATCAAAAGTAGATAAACCTGGATAGTCCTGGATAAATGCTCTCACACTTGCGATTACACTCATTCTGCTTTCCCTCCAATAGACTTCGCAACAGATTCTGTAATCTGATCACCGTTATCTGCCCAACATCTCTGGTCCCATTCTTTACCGCGAAGACCATTTCCTTTGTTCTCGTGGTACTGTTTCTGTGCATATGGTGTTGTATATTGAATCGAATCTTCATTCTCTATTGCAGTGTTTTTTAATGTTCCAGTTAAAAAAGGAACATATGGATCCATCTTTCTTCGGAACTCTCCTGTAAAAAATCTTTGTGCTGGTCCATTCTTCTCTAATCCTTTCAATTTAAGAATCTGTTCTGGCGAAAAATCTATCTTTACTTGTGTTGCCATCTATCTAAGCACCTCCGATTCTCCAATGTGGTAAACTGCCTCTTCGGTTATCTGAAAACGACAATACCTTTCCTATGTACTGCTGCTTTAAAAATTCTGATTCTTTCTCAAAATCATCTAACAATCCTTTCCCAAATAGATCTCCGTTATTGATCGTCCAGTACTTTGTTGCTTCTTCTGCAGATAATCCCCGATACTTGTCTGCATCGATGTATTCTTTCCCTTCTGTATCTGCAGATAACGGGATGCGGATCTGATACAAATCGGCAGAACTGAGTCCCTGATCGGTAACAGTTGTCTGCTGCTTTGTGTAAAAATTAACACCTTTGATCTGAGTCTTCAAATAGATCTTTCGTGCTGTTTTCTTATCAACTCCGCGATTGTTATAAATCGTCAGATCTGCATTTGTAATCATAAGGCCCACACCCCCTGTACAAGAGTCCTGTATGCGCAAGATAAGGATATGCTGCTTTCTTACAACGATGCTCTACTGTTCCTGTTGCTTTGCTCTGACTCGTCACAAAGCTGACACTGTATCCATCGTTGTTCTCACTTGCGATCTCCCTTCCTACATCATCTTTTCTCATTCTGTCCTGATACATTACATCTGCCACTGCGCATGTGGCCAGACTCACTTCCTCTGGAATCTCTGTCATATCATCAACTCTGGCAAATGTAAGGAATTTCACAAAAATGCTTGCCTTTAAGATCATTCCAGGGAAAGCTTTCTCCGGTATGATCTCGCCATAAAATTTATTTTCGTAGAAATCCCTGTTTGCATATTCCACCATACCGGATCACCGCCTATCCTCTGGAAATGATTCTTGCAATTGGAATTGCTTTGTGATCGATCACTTTCTTATCGGAATTTGTTTTTCCGTTATCAACCAGTGTCCAGTTAGATCCATCAGCAAGTTCTGTATCTGTTGGGGATTTTGCAACCATAGATTTTCTAGTAAATGAAATGCCGTATGGTGCAAATACTTTTCTCTGTCTCATATACAGAGTATCTTCTCCACCATGTGTTTTTGGGTCACGATACATTTCATATGGTACTTTGGCACCAATGTCTTCATAATCAAAAGCTCCATCACCTAATACATAAGTTGTATATTTTGTGTAGGCTTCCTGTGCTGCAACATAACCAGGCTCTCCTTTTGTTCCACTTTCTTCTACTGCAGCAACTTCTTCTGTTGGCATAGAATCATCGATCAGAACTAAGCGGCCATTCCATGTTGCAAGAGTTAAGTCTCTTTCAACTCCATTTGCATCTGTCTGTGTCATATATTTTAACAGTTTCAGATTTTCAAGATTCGTTGCCACCGCGCTGTGCATGATCGCGATCGTAAACTTAGACTTATTGTCTCCTGCTGCCTTCTGTAAAGCTGTATTTAATGTATCAGCCTGGACAACATTCTTTACATTTCCATCTTTGTCGGTTGCCGTTACTGCTGTGATATCAGATGTATGTGTATCAACAAAGACTTTGTTTTCTTTTCCGGTCATTGCAAAGACACCTTCCAGAATCTTTACTAATGTTGTCTGATCCAGATCAGCTTTGTAATCGTTAACCTGTGCTGCAACATTGTCCATAAAGCTTACGCCACCTGTGACATCTTCTGAAAAGTCTCGTTCTGTCCACCCTTTCATACGACCAACTACAACGACACCTCTCTCAAATGTATCTGTGTTTTCAGACTTAAGATCTGTCTCACCATCATAGTTCTGTGCTACTCCACCGATCAGACCATGCATTGGAAGTACTGCATATACTGTTCCTGTCTGTGAACTGAACGTGTTTTTGATATCCTGATTACCTTTTAAGGCTCTGGACTTGATCAGCTCGTTCCTTTTTAAATTTGGAATCCTCTCTGTGTAGGCACCGAATGCCTGAGGATTGAATGATTTAGAATCAAATTTTTCTCCTGCCATTTCTTACTCCTTTATTTAAATCTCTGCTCCGGGATTCTGTTCCATATAGTCACAGAGTTCCGAATATGTCATTTCACTTGGTTTCTTTCCATCAATGCCGCCGGAACCACCATTTGTTCCTTTAACGATCGTTGGTGCTGGTTCATCGCTCTCGAACAAGAAGCTGTTTTCTTCCTTGATCTGTGACAGCTGTTCGTCTAAACCAATGATCTTTCCATCGTTTAGTTTCAGTCCGTCCATATCAAGTAACGCTTTGACCGCTTTGCTGTTTCTAGCTTTCGCTCCTGTCAATGCTGCAGATAACGCATAATCAAATTTCATTTCTGAGATCTGTGCATCTGCATCACTCTTTGCTTTCTCAGCTTTCGTTTTCCAGTCATCTGCTGCCTGCTTGATGCCGTCAATATCCATATCTTTAAACTTCTGAATTTCTGCATTTGCATCGTTTACCTGAGTTTCAAGACTTTCTGCTTTCAGCTTATAGCTGTCTCGCTCCTGAGTGATCTTCTCTGCTTTCTTCTGTTCTGCTGCGATATCCTTTCCGTTCTCAGCCATGATCTTATCGATCACTTCCTGGGAAAGATTTAAACCTTTTAAAAAATCTGTTTTCATGTTACTGTGCTCCTTTCGTATTAGGTTGTTTTAGGCGTGTAACCGACCGCCACGAACCGACTGTTTAAGGTCTGATCAGCTGACCAATGTTATTTCTTTGCATAAAAATAACACCCAGATCTCTCTGCGTGTCCTCTGCAGCTTAACCCTGCTGCGGGGAGATATTAGGATCACCGTCCTTTCTATTCTGTTGACTTCATGTTTCGCTGCTCCTTTCTTAAAATTTCGTATAAAAATACCACCTGACGTCGATCAGATGGTACATATTTATAAACCTGGTGTTATATCCTTGATTCCTTTTACGGCATTATATACTTTCTTCATCATTGAATTTTCCTGCAGATACTCAAGGCCCTTTAACGTAATTCTGACATCGCTTGCATTAATCCTTGTTGCTCCTGTGATATCACGTTTTATACTTACACCCTTGATATATCCGACATCAACCATCATCTCTATATATCGTGCCCAACGTTCTTCAGAAACTCCTAATGCTTCTGATCCAACATCGTTGATATCAAATTCTGGATAATCCATTGCTTTTTCCAATGCTGATAAGATTTTATATACTGCTTTAAAGTTATCCATTGTTCTCACCCTTTGCTTTTTCTACTTTATCTTTTATCAACTGATACCACCCATTATTTTCGTTATCAAAATATGGGCAATTATAATCTTTTGCTTTTAAATGTTTGCTTGGTATCTTACCATACACTTTACATAAAGTTTCGTAACCTTTTTCATCAAAATCTGCTTTTCTGCATGCATGGCATATTGGTATAGGACTTGTCACTTTTGCCATTCCAGGAAAGTCATCAAAACTCGGACCTATTTCCATTTCTTGTTTCACACCATTTTCATCATAATAATATCCTATTCCACTCATAAAACAGCCTCCGCTTTGATATAGTATCTGTCCTTTTCTTTATTTACACTTTTTATTTTATACTGAAAGCCTCGTTTAAACAACACTTCTTCTTGATTTTTGTATTTTTCAGTTGCGACATCTTTTATATATAAACAGCCTTTATACCCTTTAGGGATCTCAATTTCAAGATGAACATTTCTCCCCTGATACATTATGTCATGAAAAGATGTAGATGTATAACCTTTATTCGTTAAGGTCATTCCATTCATTCTTTTTATATCCTCTTCGGAATATTGAAAACCTTTTGGAAATGCATTTAAATATTCCGGAATCGTATCACGATGAACTACCATTTTATGTTCTGCAGTACCTTTACTTAATGCAGAATCCAACAGATCCATAAATCCTTTTTCCTGATCAATTCTTTGCTGTTTTCCAGAATATATTGCACTGTTCACTCGGTTCGCTGCATTACCAGTATATCGCCAGATTGCCTTCTTTTCTTCTTCTGCCAGTTTTTCTAACTGTTTAGACATTTGATTCTTAAAGGTATTCTTTCGATCTTGCCATACCGCCTTCTGTGCTACACTTCGGTTGAATCCAATGATATCTCCTGCTTTGTTCTTTACTACATGGATCTGAACTCTGGCAGACTCATATCGCCTTCCTGTTTCTTTGCAGAAAGCTTTTAATGCTGCTTCCTGTTTCTTTAATCTCACAGATTCTTCATTAAACCGATTCTGTAAAGTATTTTTTAAGGTATCATCTTTCGCTTCATTGACCGCTGAACTATATCCAGCAAGTTTCCTCTTTGTCTCTCTGATCTGTCGTTCATGACCTCTCTGCATCTGACCCGCTTCATACTCTGTAAATTGCTTTCCATTGTATTCAACATTCTTTGCAGAATAATCATCTAACATCTCTTGCGTATATGCTGGCGTCGATATTCCTGGGAAGAACGCATGGAAGTTATGGCGGCAATTCCAACCACATAAACCTGGTCCTGTTCCATATCCTGTTGCTTCATAAAAGTTTTCATATTTTGGATCAGTCCCAGATAAACAAAAGACCTTCCCTTGCCATACGGCATGTTCCGGTCTTGCTCCTTCATGTGCAGTTGTTTCAACATAATCACAGTTCTGATCTTTTGCGTATTGCAAGTTCATTTCTGCTGCAGTCTGGTTTACTCCGGTAAGTACAGCTCTTCTTACCGCGACATCTAATTTATCGACATGCTGTGACGGATATAAGACTTCTGTTCCCTGCACTGCTGCCTCTTTGATCGCATCTGCAATTGCTTTGTCATAACTGAATGCTCCAGAACTAACTTTCATCTGTGCTCTATTACAAGCTTGTATGTAAGCTGACTGTGATCTTACTGCGGTTGTCATCGTGAGATTATCAAGTTCCTGGCATGTTTTTCTGATATTTGCTTGCAAGATTCTCTGCATTCCATTGGACTGATTTAACTTAATATCTTCTTTGCCTGCCTGTTTGTAATATACAGCCTCGTTCTTTAAGTTCCTAACACCTGCTTCTTCATACATTCTCTGAACTTCATGCTTTTGATATCCAGATACCTGACTTACTCGCTTGATCGTATCTTTATAAACAAGACCTGCATTCTGTAAAACTTCAGCCTGATGTTTTGTTGACTCTGATACATTTCCCATCTTTACGATTCTTTTTGCCATATCAGATATGATCGCTATTGTCAGAGTGTCAATGATGCCAAGTAACTGATCGGAGAACTTTTCCAAATACTTCGGATCAAGCATCTGTGATCACCTACTCTTCCTGGATGGTAAAACGATCATCCTGTGCCGGCATCATTTTCAATGCTTCTTCCTCAGATACGCCATACTTGGCCGCAATGTATATTTCTTTTCGAATCAGTCCTGCAGTTGCATCCTGCTGCATACTCTGCAGTTCCTGTTCTTTGTCGATCACGATCGAATCGTCCCAGTCAAAACTGATTTCGTATTTCTTGCCACCATTTAGATTAGCAAGCTGTGCGATCACATCCATTGCATAGACTAATTGTTCTAATGCTTTTTGCAGCGCTTTCTGGATATCAGATACTGTGCTGTATGATCGCTGTTTACTCGCCTTAATTTCTTCTGCAGTCTTATCGACTGTGTTTGGATCACTTAATGTTCCATAGGCGAGACCTACGTTAAACTCAATCCTGCGAAGAATTGTATTGAATCCATTGATAAGACTTTCGTCACGGATTGGCGGTGCAAACACTTTATACTGGTCGTGATCTTCGTCAAAATCCATCATCCGAAAGAGTCTTTCTTTTCCTTTTGGAAGATCAAATTCTCCGTTTTCTTTACGTTTAAATAACCCAATGTCTGCATCGATCGCTAATTCAGACCCTTCATATTCCCATAAGATTCTCGTCCATTGATAATCAGCTTCTTTGATATCATCGATTGCTCTGGAATATACAGATACTCCCAACGGAGATGAATCATCGACATTATTTGCATTTGGTATCTTGAAGTATGCAAATAACGGCTTTTTCACGTTTAAGATCGTGACAGCTTCTTCCAGATTTGCCCACTCTGGTACAGCACTAAGCGGTACTTCTTTTCCCAATACCTCAACATTATCAAGATCCTGTCTTACAAAAGCCTTATTCATAATGTGATATGTAGTGTTCTCATCATGCTGATGGTATTCCAATCTTGTATATACCTGTTTCCCGATCGTTACAGTTTCCATAAAGACCGCTGCGATAACTTCCCCTCTGGAATTAAATTTCGTTGGGAAAAAGTGATCAGCTTGGACCATGTCAACTTCAATGTGTCCGTCAGAAACATAAGGCTTCATTGCAAGTCCACCTTTTGCACAGGCATATTCCGTATACGTTCGTATGTTATCAGTCACGGTTTGGTATTCATCGTTGAGAAACTTATTTCCTGTGATCTCGGTCTTTAATTCCAGTGTGACAAGCCTTGCAAATTCTCCGGCAATAGCTGCAGGTAACCCACAAAGCTTCAGCTCTTTTCTTTTCCAAGGCGGTTGATTTTTATACATCTTCGACCAGAGATCAATTTCTCTTGCCATCTTGTCCGATACGGCAACATCAACTCCGATCGCATCCCTGATATTTTCTTTTCCAAGCATTTTTCTTATCACCTGCCTTATTCGCTCAATAATTTCTTTTATCATTTAATCAACTCCATTTTCGTTCACGTCTTACGATCGTGTAAGCAAAATATCTCACTGCATCCATGCAATGATCATGCTGCTTAATCGGTTTATCTTCTCCACGTTCCAATGCCTTGTCATCCCAGATATAAGAACCGAACTCTTTGATTGTTTCTTTACAACATTCAGAGAACTGTAATACACTTAGATTTAACAGATTTCCAACAAATCGAATACCATCAAGTACATCATTCTTTGCTTTCTTAACCTTAAATCCTCGTTTCTTAAGCTCTGCGATAAAGGATGCTGCTGCCGGATCGACAATGATCGATTCAACATTGATTCCTTCCAGGAACTCTTCCATGTCATTTGCATACTCTCCATCTGTCTTCTGTGTAGTCTCATCTCGTCCAGAATAGTAATATTCTTTCGTAGCAACCCACTGACCTTTCTGGTTCTTCTCCCACAAAAGATATACTGTCGCATTCTGTGTACCATAATCGACACTGACGTATTTACTGCCGGTTGTTGACTGCTTTTCTGATGTAACATGCTTTTCTATATTAAACATGTCGTAAATAATTCCCTCAGCTACGGCCCACAGACCTAAGATATAACGCTTATAAAACACTCCGGTATACATTGCTCGATATCGTGCTTTAATTCGCTCAGATAAGCTTAAATTGTCGTCCATCGTAAAGTGTAGATAGACGAGCTTCTTTTCATCTGCACGATCAATCCAATTGGTTTTAAACCAGTGATACGGCCCATCTGGGTTGCAGTTGAACCAGTATTTAGATCCATCAACGGAACATCGTCCTGTTGCCTGGTTGACAAAAGATTCAGGCATCAATGCAACTTCATCAAAAAAGACTCCCGCAAGTGTGATACCCTGTATCAAATCCTGTGATCGCTCGTCTTTTCCACCGAAGATATAGAAATAGTTCTCTTTTCCACCTCTTCGAATAACAACTAAGTTATCTGCTCTGTGATCTTCGACATGATACCCTCGACTCTTAAGCATAAGCTTCAACCAAAAGAGTACGTTTCTCCGGAAAGAACCAATCGTTTTCCCACACATACCAAAGTTCTGTCCGTTGAAGGTTTCCATTGCCCACATTGCAAAAGATAAGCACATAGAAATAGTTTTTCCCGATCGGATCGCTCCATCTGCTATGATTCCATCTTGATCATGTACGGGTGAATTAGGTAGCCACCAGGTAAGTATCTTTTTCTGCTTCTTAGAGAACGGCCGAAACTTAAAGACAGCTTTCTTTATTCTTCTTCCCATACATCTGCCACCTCACCTTTTAAGGCTTCGATGAATCCATCGTCTTCTGTCTCTTCTTCGGATGTTCCGGACATGATCGCTGTCTTAGCTCTGATCTGCTCAATCTTAGCTTTCTGTTCAGCTGTAGCAATATCCATATGGTCTGCAAGCCAATCTATTGCCTTCATACGATCTGCGAGCTTTACACTCACGCCATCACGGCCCTGTTTCACTTCTGTGATCAAAGTTCCATCAATATCCTTTGACTCTTTCAGTCGGACACTGTTGACCTTTTTAGGTCCATAATCAGTGTCAATTTCTTCTTGTCCAAATGATATATAGTCGTTCATGTCCGCAAATGCAATATCCATATACTTCTGGAATATATCTTCCTGCTTTAGCATCTCTCTGTTCATGTGATTCTGCTTTAGCTGTTCAATCTCTTTCCTGATTACTGGATTCTTCATAAGCCTGCTTCCCAATACGGCAGCAGATGCATAGGTGCATCCTGGATAAGCCTTCATGTAGGCCTTTGTGTAATTAAACATCCTAGACTGATACAAACAAAAAAGCTGTTGCTGATCTGTAAGTTCATCGTTAATCGCAACTCGACTTACATCTTCTGCAACGGCTTCTTTTTTGTGTGCACCCTTTTTATTTTGTGTGCACCCTTTTTTGATGCATCCTGTCTTTTTATCTCTCGACCATGCATATCGTTTCTTCCATGACTTTACAGTGTTGATCGATACTCCATACTTGGCAGCAATGTCCTTATATTTCATTCCAGCCACATAATCGGATTCTGCCAATATGTAGTTTTTTTCTTCATTCACACATTACCACCTTCTTTCTTATTTCTTAAATGGACCACCAGGGACTCGAACCCTGGACCGATCGGTTATGAGCCGATTGCTCTGACCTACTGAGCTAGAGGTCCTTATGCCGGATTGCTCCGGCTTTTATTCAGACATCAAATCTACATTTTCAATCGCTGCCCTTGCTTCAAGCACTGCAATATACTCAGACATTGCTTTGATCTGCATGTTGTAAATGCTACGAGGGCAAGTTGGTTCAAACTCAAGTGTTCCATCATCCCACTTTTTAAGCATTCCCTTTAATCCTTCATAACGAATTACTAACTGAGCATATTCTGCCTTGAAACGTTCTTTATAATCTGTACTTATCATGCTAACAGCTGTTGCCGGTAATTTGTTTTTGTCATATTCGATATAATCAGTTTCGAACATTTCTTTTGGCAACCACTGCTCATGTCCATTCTCATATTCCATCAAGTATCCTTTATCCATCGGATCTTCATCTGCAGGAATCTGCCATCCTCGATAATCGTTATAATCACCGCGTGTCATAGGTTTTGCTTTAATAATCTTTGTTCCGATATACTGTTTCATTTGTTACCATCCTTTCTAATTTTAAACATAAAAAGACCCGGGGCCCGAAGGTCACCCGAGTTCATTTTTATAATTTGATATTAAGTTTCATGATTACCTGATTTTATACGATTCGATGATACCTCTGATTTCTTCAGCAGTTAAATTATCATGCTTCTCTTTACCCGTATTTCTCCATGCATCAAGCATTTTTTTGTATTGATCGACTCTTTTCGCATGCGAATCAAGTTCTGCACGACCGTCGTCAAAAATTTCTCCATACAAACCTTCATCACGCATTAAAAAATCCGCAAAACAATAATACTGAATTTCATTGGATCCATCGAACCCTTCATACTTGATGTCATTTTCATCAATTTGAGCCTTTTCTTCATCTGACAACTCATGATATGAAACCATCAATGCTCGGTAAAGATTAAGAACATCAAAAACAAACTGTGTCACTTCTGAAGGAACAGTTTTATCAAATCCGTCTGTTAACCAATCATACAAGTCCTCATATCCGCGCACTACAATTTTTTGAAAGTTCTCATACCTTTTACTCTCGTGTTCGTCATCACTATTTAGTATTCTCAATGCCTCGTATTGATTGTATAAAAACAATCTTTCTTTTTCTGTCAAATTCATAATAAAATCGCCCCCTATTTCTTTTTTTTATTTATTATATCACAAAGTTTCCGCATATTCTAGTAGTTATAGAACAAAAGAACATCGTATTTCTACGATGCTCAAAAAATTATACGGGGCGATTGATTGGACTCTATCCAATTTCCTCAAGTATAACTATAACACACTTTTTTGTTTAATTTGTTTAATCTTTTAGATTTTCGCTGATTATTTGAGAAATTCTGCCTTTCGTATACCCCAATCGTTCTCCAACTTCCTGTTGTGTCATGCCATTCAGGTAAATGAATTCAAAAATCTGTCTTGCATTGCTGTCAGGAATCTGGCTGATAAACTCTTCGATCTCTGCCAGAAGTTCATCCACCTGTTCCTGTCTCTTTCCATTGATCATCATCTGCCGATAGATCACATCTGCCTGTTTTGGCTCTGACATCACAACACTCATGTGCGTTTCGATATAGGGGAACGTATCCATAGATCCTTTTACTTTCCCAATGACTGCCGGAATCCTCTCTGCTCTCTCATTCAGTTTCTCCATTTTCTCTTCCAGCATCTTCTGCTCCCTCTTCAGAGATCTATACTGCCTTAGCTTTTTCTTATCCATGTCTTGCCTCCTGTTACGATTTATTAACTGCTGCCTTATCCGGTCTGTCATTTCCCGGTACTCTTGTTTGTAATGCGCCCGATCGGCACAAATGCCCATGCAGATTATCTCTGCACAGGCTTTGCATGGATCTACCATATCTTTCTTCCACCTTTTTGCTTCATCAGGTTTCTTTTGTAAAGCTTCCCTTTGGTCGTCGAATAGTACTTGTCTTTGTCTTCTTTCTTTTTCTGTCTTATTGCCTGCATACTTAACTTCCATGCAGTAAATTCAGTGCATTTTCTTCGACATTCAACTCGTTTTTCTCTTTCTCCGCCATGATCACACTTGAAACATGGACAATCTCGATATCCCATTTATGTATCACTCCTTATAATTTTTCAGTGGGCATAAAACGCATGCTCCTGCACTTGTTTTGTCAAAATGTGGTGTCATTTTTGCATACACGCAATAACCGTCGCACATTTCTTGTTTTACTTTTTTCAGGTCGTCGTTTACTGTTATTACTCCTGTCAGCTTATCAGTAATTGATACTTCCCTTGTCATAACTCATCCCTCTCTTTCGCTGCAGCACAGAGCGACATAACTGCCACTCCTGCAACTGCTCCGATAAATAATCCGCTTAAAAATCCAATGATCATATTCTTAACACCCCTCTATTTCAAATGTAATGTTAAATTTTGCATAATCGCTCCAAGCACCAAAAATTTAATAGCGTTATAATGATCTTTTTTTATATCGTTATAAAAATACATTCCATAACACATAATCATTACTATCAATTCTATTATTTGCACCACTCTATCCATTATTCCACCTCTTTCAGTTGTTCTTCCAAACAATGTTTTAATGCATATATGATTGTATAATCTAAAGGACTAATCTTTTGCGGATCATGTTCTGCCCTATACTCATACTTAAATATCTCTGATTCTAACGCACTACTTAGCTTAATTGGTTCCAACGGATTCTCAATATCATCAAGATACTGTGTTTTCATCTTTCTCTTATATTCTCTTAGATTTTTCAGTTCTTCCAACCACTCTGCAAGTTGCTCATGCTCTCTCGCACATTTGATACATCTGTCAAGTTCTTCATCGTCTGGGTTTGCATGGCACAAAAACCCCTCATTATATTTATTTGTCGCTATATCTTTTGCGTGCTTAATAGCTTCTTCCAAATTCATATTCTCTTCTCCTTAACTTTCTTTAACAATTACTTGATCTTAATGACTCTCTGTCCTCTGTCGTACTGATTAAGTATCTGTTCTAGTGCTTTTTCTGCTTCCTCTCTTGTATTACATGTCTTAACAGTTTCATCTGTTTCTTCTGTCATCTCACATTTAACAAGGTATTCCTTTTCCCCTTCTTTGTACTGATGCTCATATATCCATATACTTCTGACATATCGCATATTCACAATCGTTTTATCTTCTGCTTGTATCAACATAGATCTTCACTATCTCCTTTCCTTTTAACAAAAATGAAATTCCAACTGCTCCGGCTCTGGTTCCCACTTATCTTCCCATCTCACTCCGATGTAATCTAAGACGCGTCCCCATCCGAATCTTTCTCCTGTTTCTGGATCTACACAACATCGATACATCCAGAACTCCCATTCCTTTTCGTTGCGTTCTCTTAACATGTCAAATCTATGTGGTCTTTTCTCGAGATGAACTCCGAATCCACACATCGAGCATCCTGTTCTTTGTGCTTTTGTCGTATATAATGTTCCGTCTGCTTTCTTTGCGATCTCTCCATATATTTCTGGCACTGGTACATCAAGATCTAATGCAAGCTGTAGCAGATCCTGTCGTAAAAACGGTGCAAATGGCGCTGATCGGATTACTGACTTTCCAAAATAATTGCAACCATGCTCCACTAATGCTTCTTCTCTCTGTCCACCTTCGCTTGCCATGAGTCCCAGGAACGGCGCACTGTTGTTTTCTTTTGCGTATATCTCACATGGCTTCTCCTTCATGTATAAACAGCACTTATTGCTTACCTTGAATGGTGCGATCTGATAATTCACACCCTCATTCTTGTTTTCGTATCCTGCAAACAGCTGCAGCCACTTCATTGGTAGCTTCATTCTGCTATTCTTTGCAAAATGTCCTTGTGCTCCACATTCTCCGGTTATAATCGCATGCCTGACTGTCTTATTGCGATCTGTTGGATTCTGTAGCGTGTCAATTCGTCCTGCAATCTTCTTGCTGATCACTGGAAAACCAAACTCTTGTAAGATTTCTGTCTTTGGTTTTCCTGGTCGCAATGATATTACTCCAAGCTGCTTATGTACTTTGATAATGCTTTTATCTTCCAGGGATGATACTGACACTGCAGGTACATCGATCCCCCTACTTCTTAAAAACATCAAAAGCACGATACTATCCAAACCGCCTACACTTACATGTGCATTCATTCCTCTGCGATCAAGTTCCTGTATAAACTCTCTTGCTCTAAGCTCCGCCCTTCTTACTTTTACGTCATATGGCAGATTCTGTTGTGCTGTGAAGATAGCTTTTTGTCTTTTCTTTTGCTCTTTCCAGTCGTCACTCATGACTTTTCTCCTTCTCACACCAGACACACCCTTTGTCACACTTGATCCGAACCTTTAACTTCTGCTGCTTGTCCGGACACAACTTCATTTTCCTGATCGATTTACCTGTGATCTCACAGATGTAACCTTCAAATTCTTTCGTGTTTACCATTATTTTCTCCTCCATGCCATCACTACATCGTTCTTTCTAAGATCTAATTTAATGTTGTTTTCTTCTCTGACCTGCTCGATCATATCGATCCATGTCACATTTCCTGTTTCTAAACACTCTGTTTTGTCATTGAATCTTTTCTTGAATCGATCTAATCTCTTAGTTCCGAAATCAAATTCATCTTTCAAGACTATAAGACTCATGATCAATACAGTATCTAAAATCTGTAGCGTTGCATCTCTAAAATCCTGATCAAGTTCTCTTGGATCTATTAGTGTTCGAAGTCCTGCAAGATTTCTCTGTCTTGTTATTCTCTGTAGCTCTTCTAATCCTTTTTCTTTTGCTATTTTGTCACAGAACGCAATTCCTTCATTTCTGCCCTGCATTATATAATCTTGTTTACTCATACTATCTACCTATCTCAGACAGCTTAACTTTCTACCTGAAACAGCATTTATACTGATCACATTTCTATAATTTCTTGCCCGATCATATAAACTGCCGTGATTCTTCTCCTGTGATTTGAAAAATTGTAATACCAAATCTAGTTTATGAAAAATAAAAATACAAAAAACCTGAAAAATATGTTTACGTTTGCTTGCTTCGTTAATAGTTACTCGAAAAATCTTAATCAGATAGAAAGTTAAGCTGTCTGATCGTACTCCTTTACTTATTTACTTATGATATCCGGCACAATTGCCTACATAATGCCACTGCAAACCTTCGTGTTTTGTCTCGCCCCCCCCCTGTTATCTCAGGGTAGAAACGCTTATACCACCTCATCAATGTCTTATGATCGATGCCTGAT